ATTCAATTTAAAACGCATGCGGCTTTGCAGAATGTCTATTGCACGCTTGCTAACCTGTGCGCACTCGTCTACGTAACAGTCTGTCAACTCGAGCCCGCCTAGTGCATGGTACTCGGGATCTGATGGATAAGCAAACAGGTCTTTTAAAATTATCTCACTACCATTTGCAAACGTTATGACGTGCGTCTGATTGTTGATGGTGTAGTGTTCATTTGGTGCAAGCCCAAACATGTGCGCTACCTCAAAGAAAGTCTTAAGCGTGGTTTTCTTTAACGTGTCCAACTTGCTACGGCCGATTAGTCCCCGCGTGCCGGGATATTTAAAGCGTCGGCTTATCTGCCATGCACAACCGATAAAAGATTTTGATCCACCTGCAGCTCCACCGAAGAGCACCACACGTGCTGGGTGTGAATTACCCAATACGCGCAGTGCTTCATTTTGTTTCGGTAGATACTCAATCATCTTCACTATCCTGCATCAAATTTAATAGTTCTTCTTTGTATCTATCAATGACTACTTGTTTATCTGCATAATGATGGTCTATCCATCCATAGTCAAATAGCTTACGGATTTCCTCTAATTCAAAGTGTACTTTTTCGTTAATTGTATAGAGCGGATTATATCTATCCAAACGTTGCTGAATAAATAAATCTTTTGCGTCATTCCAATTTGCCGAAGTAACTTTTTTTGTTTGAGGAATCATTCTTTCGATGTAATGAACATCATCGACAATACGATGCAAATCTTCTGTAATTCTATAAGTTAGAAATAACAGTATCTTAAGTTGTTTTGATTGTTCCATGTCATTGTCATATGTCAAATCCGATGGAATTAAAACGGCAAATCGCCTGTGCCTTGTGAATCATCATCCTGTTGGCGTCTTTCTAATGGCTCGGACATCTTGCCTGAAAAGAACTTGCCGCTCTTGCCTTCCTTAACCCACGCAGCAAGCCGCATCTTCTTACCGTTAACCATGATTTCACCTGTGTACTGTGGCCCGTTGTTGGCTACGTTGTTGTTCTTAAATAGGGTGAACTGACCCTCTTGCATTTGGTAATTACTCATTGTATTTAATTATTGATTATGTTTATATCATCGAGCATAAAAGCAATCGTGATGTTGCCTCGCATGTTGCTAATCTCTGCTATTGTGAATGGTTCCTCGTCGATGCTATGGCCGTTGATAAATCCGATGAACACTTCTGTATCATCCGGATATTGTGCCAACGCATCCCAAAGTTCACCTATTGTCATAGCTTATATTCATCTTTGTCTGTAAGCAAATGTAACTCTTCAAAGATAAGGCGCATTGCTGTATTATCATTCATCGATGGTCGCATACTTCGCTTGGCTGTTAGCACAAATAGTTTGCGGAGCAGTTCAATCTCGCGGTGTTGATCGTACTTCATTTGTCACCTCCGTATGTGTTGTCGTAGTATTCAAGCCCACATGTACTTACCCAATAATCAACCCCTTGTTGAACATGGTGTACACGTTTCAATCCGTGCGCCTCAATAATCTGCTCCTTCTCCATTGCTTTGGCTTGTTTCAAAATATCGTTAAAAATATTTTGTGTTTCGTTATCTTTTCCAAATGTCAAAACATCCAAAAGCCTAAACATATATTCAACTGCAGTTTCTTTTTTCATATCAGTATTCATTTTGATTATTGATTTCCTCCATGTAGCGTTCCTTACGATACTCAGTGAATTGGTATGGCTTGTTGTTATAAATCTTAAACCATTTGTTTTCTATCCACTCAGGCAGCGCATCGTATTCAGACAACAGCTGTTGCTCAAATGCATTTACCTCACGCTTCACCTCTTGTGCCGGTGCTTCCTTGTGTGGCATCTTATCGTACACATCATTCATGGCTTGCATGACTTGCGGGTGTTGGAATATTTCGTAGATGTTGTTGGCTTGTGTTTCCTTTTCGCGTGTTGCTGTTATATGCATGTCCCTTTCCTGTTCAAACTTTAACAGCCATTCGTTTAATATGGACAAATCCAAACGGTTGTAAATAGTTCCATACATTCCCGCAACACCACGATCTAAACACAACTGGATATCTTCTAGACTATACTTCCAATGATGCTGCACAAAGTGTTCAGCTGCAAATTTTATCTGCTCATTGTTCATGTTCTTCTCAATGTTCAGCATTGCACAGCACCGGGCAATCAGCATTGAAATTTTAAACTTAGTTTCTTCGCGGTCTACTTTTCTAAGCGTTGCTATCTTGTCGCATTTCACGCTCTCGTTCAAAGTCAGCTGCGATTTGGGCTGCCACATTTTGATAGTGTGCAACGTTGTCAAACCTTGGTTTTGTTCCATAAGAATTAGATTTTTGATTATTTGAGTTTTCGAATTTACTGTTATTTACCATCCAGTTGCGTGCTGAAGCTTTCCAATCCTTCATTTGATTTCGCCCCTGCTTCCATCCATTGGCTTCGTAGTAGTTAAAAAATTTCGCGGCCTCGGTGTTTATCTTTTCATCAGGCCATTGCATATGCTTCTGCATTGAATACTCACCCATAAAATTGTAAACATCATTTTCGTTTGGGGGTGTAAACACCAAACTATTGTTTCTTGGTTTCTTTGTTTCTTGGTTTCTTTGTTTATCTATGGGGGCAGTGCTGTGTTCAATGCTGGTATCAATGCCGTTGCTATGCTGTATCAGTGCCGTATCCAATGCCGTGTGCAGTGCTGTGGCTTTTTTGCTACGGCATATTGATATTAAAGTACTGCTATATTGGTTCTTAGATTCTTTGATAATTTCAATGAATCCCCACTTGCATAAATCCTCAACTGCCGCAAGATAGGTTCGCTTGTTTCCAATATGCAGACCTTCCATCGTTGCATTGGTTGGCAAGCCAAACTGCTCTTTCCATCCAAGACGATTGTTAAGTTCAATGATCCACATGAACAAAGCAGTGTGCTGGCACTTAACCTCTGAATGTTCAAAGGCAAAGTCAAACCACTTCCGGGAAAGGTCGTAACCATTATTTTTCATTGAGTAATTTTTGAAGATGTTGTAAAAGTTGGTCTGCTTCATACTGCGTCATGAATACATAGACGCTTTCCCCATCAGATTCACGTGCAGAAAAAAAGGAAATCAAACCATGTACTTTTGAAACTTGAACAAAGTTCTTATTGAGTGTATCGCGAAAACGGATATCAAAATTACCGTAAGTCCAACGAACTGAATCATGATACATAAAACTAAATACCCACCTCCACATGCAAAGGCTAGTCCGTAGCCGAATGGCTTATGGCAATGCAGTGAAGATGGGATTTAAAAATGTTTTCATACGAACTAGCGTTGCAAAGATAATCAAATTATCCTCGCTTCCAAATTAAAGTAGCCATCATAAAGCCAAGTATTGCACCTGCTGCGATTGCCAATAATACCCGGCTATTGCTGTTGTCGTAGTCAGGTTCATCCATTACCGGCACGGGTGTAGGTGCTGGAGCTTTTAATATTGGAACAACTGTGGCTTTTTTGTGATACTTTTTTACGCCTTTATAATTATTATTCCGTTCGTTGATTTTTTTTGCAATAGTTTTAATATCGGTAATTGTTGGATAGCGATCTAATTGCCATTGATACCATCCAAATCTAACTTCCTTAATTAACTCTAATTCTCTCATAGCGGGTATAATCGCATTAGACAATTGATAAGTTCTGCAAAATGTTGTACCATGAAACTCCTTAGATAAATGGATGTTTTCAATAGCTTCATGATATTTTGCGATAGTTCTATTTCTCATGATTCTAAATACTTTTTAATTGTTATTGTAAATTCTTCAAATGACCTGCACACCTTGACGCAATAACCTTCATTGATTAATAGTGCGTGAACGATTTTTTGGTTTTCAGAAAGCTTACCCTTTTCCGTTTTCATCTCGATGAACAGTGCATGGTATGGGCCGTTGCTCATGCAAATCATAAGGTCAGGCATTCCCGGCATCGCACCTTCTGCTTTTAAAAGGTTCCAGCGTCTTGCTCTTTGCACTGGAGTGCCACCGATATAGACACCGTTAGGAAAGGAAGCAATCAGTGTGCGAGGGAATGAGTATCTAAACCACTCGACGCACCGTTGCTGCATTTTACTTTCGTCATGCTTCATGCTGTAACAGTTCTTTAGTTGCGCACCAAAATAAGCCAACATAATCTCCATCTGTAGGTATGCGCACTACGGGCAGGTTATCTTTTAACTCCATCCACTCCCAGTGTCCTAATGGCGTCACGGTAACGTCATGGCCAGTAGGCCACGGTGAGAACTCGACTTTACTCATCGGCACTGGCGTATCAAAGCGCACAATAAAATTGAAATCATAATCAATATTTACGATGTAGAACATGCGCTGTGGTTTGTAGACTTTGCGATAGCTTACCTGCTTTTTACGATCAACTTCCTTGATGTTATACTCGCTTAGTATCTCCACCTCAAGTTGTTCTTGCTCTTCTAGGTAATCAAGATTCTGCATGATGTGTTTCCACTTGCGTGTAGATTGATTTGGGCTGAACGCAATCTTTGCCCAAACCCACAATAGCTGTGGACTAATGTCTAGTTTTTTTGCAAGCTTTGCATTCGACATATCACCGTAGTACTTGCGGATGCAATACACTTGCTCAGGTGTAGGGTGGTTACTCATCGCCTTCGTTTTTGATTGTGATTTGTTTTACTAATTCATGCACCGGGACTTTAAATGCTTTAGCAAGCTTTTGCAGCTGCTCCAACTTGATGCTGTTGTTATCACGGCACCAGTTGTATATAGTCTTTCTTTCCACGGGCACGCCGTGTTTTTGCATCGCCCGCAGGAGGGCAGACTTGCTGCCCATCCGACGGTTGATGTATGCTGTTAATCTATCCTTACTCATATGCTTGGTCTTGCGTCTGGGAATAGCGTGTAGAACATTTCGCGGTGATATACCATGAACTGATGATGAAACACGCCTTCGCTTTCATACTTGAATTCATGTTGACTTTGCAGGCGTGCCATAGATACTGACAGTTGCAACTCGTCGATTTCGTCTTGTTCAATGGTGCAGCATTTGTCATCGCTCACGCTAGGTATAATCTCCATGCGTATCATGTTTTCGTTTACCATGCCATATACACGGGAGTAAGTTAGCTTGTAGCTGTAATAGATTGGAAGTGTGAATTTCATTTGATTTATTGCGTTTATTGATTAATATTAAATATCCCAAAGATCATACTTGTGGTCACATCCTAGGCAAAAGGTGCGAACGCTGTGCTTATTTACCACACGCTCAATGGCATCATCTTTAAATTCATACCATTCGTTTTCTAACCATTGCTCATCAGGGCCGTTGTTAGCGTTGTGCTCTTTCAAGATTGCCATTGCTGTTTCTTCAACTATGGTCTTGTATTGGTACTCATAGTCGCAGTTGATGCAAGGTTCGTAATCGAAATCGTCTGCTGGATTGTAACTCATTGTGTTTTTGATTTTAGATTGATTATCTTAGCGGCTGTAAATATACTGCCATGTGTAACAAATTACCTAATATTTTAACAATTTTAACATTTTGGATTGTGTAAGCTACGAAATATCAAAGCATTACAATTCATGGTTGGCGAAGGCTAACGGGTTAACCCACGACAAAAACAAGGCAGGTGATCTAGTTCACGAGGTAATAGCCAGGCTACTCGATAGGCCGCAGCAAGATGTTGAAGATATAGTGTGCAGGGGTAAGGTAAGGCAGTATGTAGATAGGGCATTGTGGCTTTCATGGCATAGTAATAGAAGCGACTACGCCACACGCTATCGGAAGTACTACGATTTGATAACGGATAAGGCTGTAGATGAAACAAAGCAGGACGAAACATGGCTAGGGCCATTTATAGACGGGGAATATTTATACAGCGCAATCGGAAGGCTCAACGAACACGATGCCATTTTGCTGCGTCTATACTCTAAACCTGATTTTAACTATAAAAAACTAAGCGAAGACACAGGCATACCTTACCCATACCTACGTCTATCAATACACAGAGCATTAAAAAGAATCAGAAATTATGTTCAACTTCAACGTGCCTCCACTCATTCAACGCGAACGGCTGGAGATTTGTAAAAAGTGCAAGTGGTACAATCAGAAATGGGGCACTTGTGGCACGCCACTAATCGGCGGCACAGTAGATCCCGAAGAAAACTTTGTAAAGTATTACAAAGAGCCTATCAAACTATGCGGATGCTTTATGTCGCACAAAGTAAAGTACCGCTTTACATCCTGCCCGGCACATAAGTGGTCAGCACTGAACTGGTCAGAAGCTGACATCTTAAAACTATCTGAGTTTATAGACCGCATAGACGGTGCGCCTCGCATGACTCAGGAAGATAACGAGATACTGTACCGCTTTTTTAGTCAGATGACGGGCAGGCGTGAACAGCCATCGCAATGCGCATCCTGCATCCGCGACTTAATCAGTGAGTTCAAGAGGCAACTAGGAAAGTTAAATGAGAATCATTCACCTAAAATCTAATAACATGCCATTACCAACACCAAACACAGACGAATCTAAAAGCGCATTCATCGCACGCTGCATGAGTGATGCTAAAACACAAAGTGAGTTTCCTGATTCACAACAACGCATAGCCGTGTGCATTGCGCAATACGAAAAAAAGTAATTTGTTCTTATCAAAATTTCAAAACTATGGGCTTGCATAAAGGAATGACAAACAACCCTGCGGGAAGACCACCCGGAGTAACAAGCGAAAGAATCAAAATATGGAATGAACTCGGAGAGTGGTTCGTATCAGAGGGCGCAGCCAAGTGCATGCGCATTATGAACGACATGGAGGATGAAGAGTACATCAAACATTACACTGCGCTGCTCGAATATTTCAAACCAAAACAGGCGCGAATGACTCATGCCGGGGATGAAAGAGCACCTGTTATCGTTCATGTCCACGGAGACTTGTAACAAAAACACATTAAAAACTACAATACAACAGCAAGATGAAAATCAAAGTGAACATAGCGGCCAATGCTAAGGCCGTGACGCTAGGTCAATACATCGACTACTGCAATGCGGTTGATGCAGCCGAGCGTGTGCGAGTCATTACAGGCAAGAGCATGGATAGCATTAAGCTATTGCAGGCAAGTGTGATAGATGAAATCATCATGAAGTTTGAAGCTGCTATTCAGCTTTGCACGGATGGCTTTGAACGCAAGGTGCGAGTCGGCGCAACTGAGTTAGGCTTCATTCCTGATTTAACCGAGATGACGTTTGGCGAATATGTTGACCTCGATAGTGCATGTACAGATTTGTACAAAGACGGCAAACTAGATGCAGATGCTGCACTTAAGATGATGTCAATCCTATACCGTCCAGTGATGGCGAAATGGGCAGGACGCTATGATATAGACACGTACGATAGCACGAAAGTGGTCAGGTATATAGACAGCGTGAAGCTGCTTACACTTGACCATGTACTCAACGTGCTGGTTTTTTTTTCAAGTTTAGAACAGGAACTATACGGCAGTTCCCTAGACTATTTGGCAAAAGAGATAACGGAGATAGTGACGGAGGCAGCGAAGACGAATATACTCCAGAAGGCTTAGATGTGTACGGGTGGTTTCATATTATCGAAGTGCTTGCTGATAGAGATATTACCAAGTTCGATGCAGTAACAGACCGTAGAGCATACGAAGTGTTTACGCACTTGACATATCTAGCTGACTATGTGCAAGTGCAAAAGGCAGAAATGAAAAAACGAAATAGGTAATGAATAGTTACAATTACAGTTACAACGTTCTTATCAATAGACTTGAGGCATTCGCCGCAGGTCACTTGCTTATTAAGCGATTCACACACGGGCAAATTGATTTGGCTGATATGGATCAAGATGAGCAGTATCCATTCATGCACGTTGTGCCTAACAACATCAGACCTGTTGATGGCGGGATGCAGTTTGATTTCCAAATCATCTTTGCAGATATCCCACGTGACAAAGAAGTCAAAGCAGAATATCAACGCGAAGTCATTAGCGACTGTGTACGACTTGCACAGGACTTGATTGCAGAAGTTAAAAATGGTCTTGCGCTATTTGGTTTTGACGTGCAGCTCGTAACGCCTCCAGTGATTGAACCTTTCATGGAGGAATATAAAAACACGCTCACGGGTGTAACGTTCTCACTTCAACTTGAAGTGCCTTGGGACTGGTCAGCGTGTGACATTCCTGCTATATGGGCGGTTGGCGGTTCATCTACAGGCGGCAGCGGTTCGCCTATCGGCATAGTGCTACGCACCAACGGCGTAGATAATGCAGTGCAAAATATTCTTGACCTTGTTGCCGGGACAAACATAACAATCACAGATAACGGTGACGGGTCTGTGACGTTTGATGCGGCAGGTGGTGGCGGTGGAGGTGGTGGGCCTTACGTTTCTACTGAATTTAATGCTAACCACGCTACTGCTTTTGGCAATCAATATGTAATCGGTGATAGAGTTTGGTATAATGGCAGCGTATATGCATGCATCGCCAACAATGATGGAATCAATCCGACTAATCCTAGCTACTGGACATTGCAAGCTGTGGGCTATCGCTTGCGTCAAACTCCCGTAGATTGGAATGCATCTAGTGGTGACTATCAAATATTAAACAAGCCAACACTAGCAACGGTAGCGACTACAGGTGATTACAACGATTTGATAAATAAACCTGCGCCACCTACACCGCAAGGATTGCAAAGTGTAATAACTACTGATAATAACCTAACTGTAAACAATACGATTAAGGGAAATCTCACTACGTTATTATGGCAAAACAATACTGAGTTTAAAATATACCCGGAGGCTAGTGGATTTTTTGAAGTATTCATTGGTAAGTATCCACCAAGTCAAAGTAGAATATATATAACTGGACTTGATGCATCAATAAAAACACAAGGTGCAACTACACAGGAATTTAAAACAGATACTACTACACTATACATTAAAACTCCAGCAGTAGGTAATGGCACAGCTATCGTTGGTCAAGTATTGACGTTAGCTAATGCCTCAACAGGTGCAGTTGAATATAGTACAAATGGCAGCGGAACAGTTACGAGCGTTGGACTTACCATGCCTGCACCAAGTAATGCTGCGTTCAGTGTTAGCGGTTCACCAGTTACAACATCGGGCACACTTGCCGTAGCTGCAAATGGGACAAATGATCAGTACATTGATGGCACAGGTGCGCTGCGTACATTCCCATCTACAGGCGGTGGTGGTGGTCAGATATTTTATTTCAACGGTAATATCTCACAGGGCACAATAGGAGGTAACGATTACTATGAATTAGGCACTGCTGCCAACACTGGCCCTGCTGCTAACTTCACACGTGCGACAACAGGTGCTATTGCCCGATTTATTACTGATGTAGGCTCACCAAATCATACTATAATCCCTGCGGGCGTATGGACTATCGATGTGTACTTAAGTGAAACAGGCGGCGGCGCAAACCATGCTCAAATACTTGCAAAGCTTTACACATACAACGGCAGTACATTCACGCTCATTGCGACTTCCACAATGGAAGAGATTACAAATGGTAATGTGCCTGACTTGTATAGCTTCACTATATCCTTACCCACTACGGTAACAGCTGCAACCGACCGCATACACATCGAGTTTGACATTCAAAATACGAACGGTAAAACGGTCACGCTATACACGGAAGATGGCCGCATAGGTGAAGTACACACTACCTACGCAATCGGCCTTAGTTCTTTAAATGGCCTAACAGAAAGCACGCAAAACTTTGCTGTAGGTACATCCGGGACAGACTTTGCAATTAGTAGCGCAGGAAGTACACACACGTTTAACTTGCCTACTGCAAGTGCTGCAAATCGTGGCGCATTGAGTAGTGCTGATTGGTCTACATTCAATAGTAAGCAAAACAGCATCGGACTAACTACGGTAGGTACTAACCTTGCCACGCTGCCCAATCCGAGCGCGATTCGTTATCTGCGAGTAAATGCGGATAATACTGTAAGTGCACTGAGCGCATCTCAATTAATTACTGATTTAGGTATCATTAACAACATACAGTTATTCAAAGATTTTAGTGTATATAGTGTAGTAAATACCTCAACCAATACATTATTTCAAACTTATGCGATAGCTGCAAATAGCCTTCAAGTTAGTGATTTTATTGAAATATTAGCGCATTTCAATTCAACTCAAGCCACAGGAACTTTAACCTACCGACTTTATATAAATACAGCGGCAAATTTGACGGGCGCAACATTACTTGGAACTGTTTCCCCATCTCTGCCGACTGGAAATATTTATGAATTCAGTCGACAAATAGCAGTAACAGCAATCGGGACTAGTGGAAATTTCCGTTTACCCAACGTCAGCGGGAATATTATTGCATCAGGTAATTTAAGTGTAGCGACAAGTAATATTACTGTAAATACCACGGTGATACAATACCTCATGTTTGCTGCGCAAATGAGCGTAACAACAGCAACAACAACACAGCAAATGGTCTTCGCACGAATAAATCGATAATATGAAAGAGATACAACCCTTAGCCATTTGGAGTAATGGCGATACAAAGACAGCTAAATGCATTAAGTTATATCTAAGCTATGATGACTTAGCTACAAGAGCCGCACTTCAATATGCGCTGTGTGATGTAGATGGCATAACTATCTACGAAGGGCAAGTATTGATTGAAGGTCAAACCTATTTAGACTGGGGTCAAAGTGGCGATTCAAATATGGAAGCCTATACCATTGCAGCTAATGCACTCAATTTACAGTTGATCTAATGGACGATTACGAGGCACTACTAAATGAATATGCGGCTACGGTCGTAGAGCGTGCGCAAAGTAACCTGCGCATCAAACGCCGTGTGCGCGGTAAGGTGGTGAATCGTGTTGCATCTGGTACATTACTCAACTCACTTACTTACAAACTGCGCATCAGATACAACAAGCCTACTATTGACTTCACTGTAAAAGGTGATGCGGGCAGGTATGCAGATGTGATTGAGTATGGACGCAAACCATATCCCGGTGATCCAACAAAACGACCACCATACAAAGACATCATGCAGTGGATTAAAATCAAACCACTTAAACTGCGCAATAGGCAAGGTGAATTCATCAAGTCAACTGAGAGCGCAATTAAGTCGGCAGCCATTGCCATTGCTAAGAGCATTGGTGAGAACGGTATTGAAGGCATCAACTACTATCAAGATGCAATCAATGATACATGGGAAGATTACAGCGAGCAATTAATACAGGCATATGCCAAAGGTGTTGAACAACGATTCTTACTTAACTTAAGATAATGGCAATAACTATCGAAGACCAGCCGTATAGCTGGAGCGCACGCGGGCAAAAGCTCATGATTGTTGCATCGAGTACTAACACGGGACAGGACGGTTTTCAGTACGGCGTGACCGTTATTAATAACAGCACGGGGCAGGTGTTTGATTTTTACATCTCACCTGCAATAGATGCTCGACTGTATTTCGATTTGCAGTCACTCATTCAATTACGCAACCGCGAAGCGCAAGGTGATGCATTGCACAATTTAGCAACGGCCACACTCGATGATACATCAACGTGGAATAGCATAGATTTTAGCGTTGCCGAATGGTGGATAGTGGCGGGTGTGCTAACTGAAAATGCTGAGAGTGGCGTGGCAGGTACTGAAATACTTGTAGACAATCAATACTACCAACCCACAGACGGTTACAAACCAAATCCAGAATCGGGCCTGCAAGCCGTCAAGTTTTCAATGACAAGCACAGCATCACTTGCCATGAGTGATAGGCAGGTCACAGAAAAGTATCCGCCCGTATTTGGTACATGGGGAATTGCTAAAGGTAAAATTGCAATCGCAGTACGTGAACAGGATTACGGATTGCTCTACGTGCCGGGCACTGCAAACTATCTAAGCAACAATGTGGCGAACTCATGCAACATAACGCTAGTTGGTAGCACGGGCCTTCCGATATCTGCTAGTATTACAATGAATGATTACGAGGTAGAGGGATTACCTATATTCCCTGCCAACTTAAACGCTCGTGTTGGCTTTGCCGCGAAGCCTTCTAGTTTTCCAAACTGGAGGTACTACCGCGTGCAAATCTTAAGTCCTGCAAGCGCAACGGTAAGTGTAGATTACATCTTTTGGAATGAGTGCGTATATGGTAACTGTGAGTGCAATTGGCCTAATGTGCGTCTTGCATGGGTGGGTGCTCGCGGCGGTTACGAATACTTCAACTTTAAAAAGAAGTCAGAGTATACTACTGAGGTTGACCGTAAAACTTACAAGCGACCTTTGTTCAATAGTACGCCCACTATCTTCTATGCAAACGATCGCGGGCTAAATCAACGCACTAACTTAGCGCAGCGCATATTGACTGTGACTAGCGATTACATTACACAAGAAGAGTTCATCTATTTACGTGGATTAATTGTAAGCAACCAAGTGCATCTGATTAATGATAATGGCTCATACATCGCTGTGAATATAGATGATACATCCTATGTGGAAAAGCGCACCTATGATGGCAAACTATACAACGTGACGCTCAAAGTAAGAATGGCAAACGAATACTGGACTTAACATGAACGGTGAAGTACAATTAATAGTTACAGCAGAAAGTAAGACAACCTACAAAACGGGAGCATATCCGAACGCAGTATTGAGTCTAATTTTTAATGATACCACTATTGCTCCTCTTTTAAGCACTGACATTATAAATGCTTTTATTACTCAAGCTACAAATGGCGGCAATAAAGAGATAAAGGCTTATGACGCTTCAGATGTTTTGTTAGCCACTTATGAATTGGACATAACTGCTTCAGCTGCAACGGGAGGACCAGGAGGGTATCAATTTTATTTACTGTATGGCGTTATACCCGACCCAAATACGGTCTATATAACGTTCACCCTTGATAGTATTTCTAGCACCTATCTTGACCTTTTCGAAAATGAAAGCATCAGTCAGAACTGGCAGTACACCGACCTTAACAACTTCCAAGCATTAGGCGCATTCAGCCGTGAGTTTAGAATACCAGTTACAGACCGTAATCAACTTGCACTAGGTGCGCTGTTCGATGTGAACTATTCGGGCGGTGTAAATAACTATTTCCACTACAAACTACCTGCTGAAATTCGCGTTGATACGCTGCCCATCGCTAAAGGTTACGTACGTGTGCGAAAGATATATCAGCAGCAGGGCAAACTGAATGAAATTGAACTTGCCTTTTATGCTGAGACACCTGATTTATATAAGTCCATCGGAGAAAAGAAACTTGCTGCGTTAACTGACTTGCCAAATCTTAACGAGGTTGTCAAGTATGATAACGTGACTACATCAAATAGCGAAAGAATATGGGCGTTGATGGATCGCGGGCAGCTATGGAGTGAGGAGGGCCAACCAAATACACGCCGCATTTTTGATAGCACTGCGCCATTATTTGCTACTGACCTTACACCCGCCGTAAGATGGGACTATTTGCTACAACAAATCTTTGATGATGCAGGCTTTGAACTTGAGGCAGGTTCGCTGTTAACTATCCTTGGCGGTTACTACATGCCTTGGATAAACAAAAGCTATTTAGATACCGATGACCTAGGTAGTCAGTATGCCTATCGCAGCTATAACTCAGGCAATATCACAATGCCCGCAGTTGGTAATGGTGCTATCAGTGCATACCAATATTATGCGCCTGTATCGGAAGCATTTGACAACAATAACAACTATGACCCTACAACTGGAGTATATACAGCACCGGGGGGCGGATTGTTTACATTTCATATTTCATTATCAGTATCAATTACAGGCACAATATCTACGACTGCA